TTGGACCCCATTCAACTCAAGGGTGTACCTCATTTGCACTAAATAAAAAGAAACTCTAGCACTAATTAAAGTACTAGAGTTTATAAAATAAATTTTAACAGTTTGTGAACGGAATAGAGAAATGCAGTGGTGGTATAATTATGTAATTCACTGTCATGCTTTCAGAAATATTATTTGCATCAATGACCGTAATATAGATTTTAACTAAGTTGTTAATTAGCACAATTTTTGCAGTACCAGCATACCATTTGTTATTTCCAAACAATCTACAAGGAACTGCGATATTTGTACTATTTTCTTTTACCAACCCAAAATTGAAATCTGACCCAAAAGCTGTGATTGCTTCACTTGCGTCTGTTCTAATGCTAACACCTGTAGTGCTGTGCATAGTTATTTCATCAACATAGTCTAAATTATATTGATTGCCGTTTAAATTTTCATAACATCTTCTATTTGCACCCTCTAAGGTGAAATCTGTGTTACCAATAACTATAGTGTGTTCTGTCCCAAAATAGTTAATATCACAAGAACCACCTAAGAATGCACTAGGCAAATACATTCCTAGATAGCCCTGTCCTAACTGGCTGGGGTGTGCGTAATCACTTTGCCATATTCCACTCTCATATCGGTGCAAAATGTGCTCTGTACCACTTAAAATTCTCCACCCCCTAGAACTTTGTTCAGCATATCTTTGCATAGATACTTTCATCTGTGAATATACTGCTGGCATATTTTGAGGATTACCCCATGAAATGTGGGCTAATGTCATTCTAGCTTTAGGATAATTTTTTACAATATAATCATTGAAACGAAATACACCATCATTAAATTCTTCATCAGTTCCATACGACTGTGATTTATCGCTATCATTCCATCCACCACATACGAAAATATCTGTAATACTTTCCTTATCTGTTATTGAACTACTTACATTTTGTAATTGATATAAGTATTCTTTATTGCCAAAGCCAGCACCACTTTGAAAACTATGGAAAAAATCAGTTCCGTCTTTAAGTCCTAAAGCATCTCTAAAGAACTCCCAGTAGAACTTGCTAACACTTCCATCATTTTGAATACCGTAGCTGTCGCCAATCATAATAATTTTACGATTTTCTAAACGTGAAAGCCTTGTGCTTAAAGCATTATCAGCATTTGTTCTATTAGTAGCTTCAATTTTAATGTCATTAGCAACTTTAAGAGTTTCCTGTCTATACTGTTCAACTTGTGCGTTGTAATTACCAGTAACAGTCCAATATTCAGTATTTGTAATTTCTGTATTTAACGGAACTGGCTTTTTACTTGTATAACTGTTTCCTAAGTAGGTAACAATTGTTAAAGGTTCATAAGTAGTTTCCTTAATCCATTCAGCACTTCCATTCGGATTTTCAAAAAATTTTGGTACATATCTTGCTCCAATATACTGTCTAACGCTCATAAATTTTACCCTCCTCAATAACTTAAAACTAATCTACCATAATCGTAACCGGTTATTTCAATATCTAGTCCAGTAGTATTAAATATAATTTCTTTCCACGTTTCCGGAATGAAATACACAATATACCCACTGTCACTAATTTCAACAAAAATCATGGTAGCTAAATATTTTGCAATAATTTTTTCTGCGTATTCTGTGTTAAAATTATTAATCCAATCTTGCACTATTTTTAATTCGTTTTTTAAATCGTTGATTTCATCAGCAAAAATTTTATCTTGTTCAATAAGTTTATTAATGTAATCAACTACCTTACACAAAATTTCATAATAGCTTAAACTATCATCATACACAAGAGGTAAAACCTTAAAACACCAAAATCTAAAAGTTTTTAAGTCGTTCATATTAACACCTCACCATAAACCGAAAAATAAATCATCAAACTCAGCGATAACCATTCTGTCAATATTTAGAAACGTATCACGGTATTCTTTCAGCATTCCACTATAGCTACCACTTCCCTGTTTACCGCTAACACTTTCTAAATATTCCTCCGTATTATTCACCGTTCCAGTATTGCTATTACTTCCATTTTTTGTATTTGCTCTTTCACTTGTATCGCTATATTTAACGTTTCCAGTATCTTTATATTCACCATTACCAGTATTACTACTTTCACTTGTACTGCTATCTGTATTAGTAATCTTTCTAGCATTAGTCAAATATGTTTCAGTTTCAACCCCAGTTAAAGCCCCCTGTGGTGTATCACTGTACAAGTCTTTGCTATTACTAGACCCATTGTCAGTAACACTACTTGTACCACTATTTTTATTAGTACCACTTGTAGTATTATCCCTTGTACCACTTCCACTATTTTTATCTGTACTTGTTTCTGTGCTAGTTCCGTTTTCTGTTTTATTTTCGTCAATAGTTCTATTATGCGTTCTTGTAATATTCACATCATACAATGGGTTAAATTCTAACAGTGCACTTTTGTAAAGCTGATTATAATAAGGTAAAATCTCCTCTAATCTTGTATTTAACCACATCTTCCAAATACCAACAGTTTCAGAACATATCTCCCTTAAATAATAATGTTTTAAAATTTTCTTGCAAATAACAGCTCTGTAATTTTCATCAAAAATTTCAGCTTTTGATGTAAAAATTTTATTCCAGCTGTTATTTAAAATTTCGTCAACATCATCGCACCCTTTAGAATTTTCAAGTCCCGACTTACTTTCACAGATAAAACGAACCTCAGTTGTATACTTACTCATTTAACACAACCTCACTTTCTCCCTCCGTGGTATCAACACCTTGCCCCTCATAGACACTCATAAAATCTTCTCTATAATTGACTTCAATATTAGTTCCAAACATAGCATTGATTTTTTCAACAGCTTCTCTTCTGCTCTGCAATCTGGAATACCTACTTGAAATAGTTCCGCCCTGTGCCTGTGAACTTTCTATAGCTAACATACGTTCACGCTTTTGTGCTCCAGTGTTATTAATGCCTAAATAGGTCAACGCTTCATTCCAATACATTTGTTTCAAATTATACAATTTATCACAAACATATGGTGCACCTGTCTGTAAGCATTTTAAAGAATTTAAGTCAAGGTTTTTATCACCAAAAATGAAAGGTGAATTACCATCAAACTCTTTATATAAATTCTTTAAGGTCAATCTCTGTTGTTCTGTACCCTGTATCAGCACTGGTGTTTTCTGTGCGTTAGCGTTTACATCTATAATTCTATCCAGGTTATACAATCTTCTTGCAAACATTTTCACTTCTAAAATTGAATTGGTGTGCAAATAGTTATTCCAGATAATTACACTGTTGCTTTCTTTCAACAATTTCTGGTAGTTATTATATCCAGAATAAGCACGCCTTAACACTGGATTTCCGTAAACATCTAATCTTCCGCTAGGTAAACAGTCTAAACAAAGATTGCCTATTACGTCATCATCAAAATAAACCATAGACCCAGTCTCAAACAAATGTAATTCAAGGTATCTTGCGTCTACTGTAGGAGGCAAATTTTTCCATTCAAACATTGATACGCTCAACTCTGTTAATCTGTTCAAATACTGCATATATGTTAGATTATTTACAGTAGCACTTTCACCGAACAGTGTTTTTTCTCTTTTTCTGTTACCCATTTATTCACCCCCTTGTGGACTATTATCTAAGCTATAATCACCTATTTCAGACCCATTTTTCCAAAATGTAATACCGTTATCATAAATACTACAAATTAACCGCATATCATCACTTGGAATGCTACCTGTTATTGTACACCCTATAGTTTTAACATAATTCCAATGTGGACGACTATCTCTGTTTGGAATTTTCAGTCTTTTCACAGCATAACCATAAACAGTGAAATAATCATCAATCATTCTGGCATATTGGGCACTTATGGAACATCTACCGCCGTAAAAAGATTGTAGTCCACTAGCAACACTATTGTTACCAGTGTTAATACTACCCCTTACAACATCCGCTTGAATTGAAGCTTGATACCCCTCCGACAGTGATTTCATAACTGTGTTTGCAGTGTTTACAGTCGCACCTACAACTCCACCACCTAAATAACCGCTTACCATTTTAACCCCTGTTTCTGTCACTAATGGTAAAGCATTTTGCGCCATCCATGCGCGAAACGCATCTGTACTCCACGAGCACATAGGATAATTCGCCAGTGTTAAGGTTTCGTTTAAATTTAGTTCAGCACCCTTGTAATTGCGCGGTCTTAGTACACATTGTATAGGCATTGTCATTGGTACTGTTATATTCCAGGCTGGCGTTAGGTTTTCAAAAAACTCATACCTTAAATTTAGTGAAGAAGCCCCAGCATTTGTAATACAATAAAAATTATATGGATATGTGTATAGTTTTTTATTTTTCGGTTTATATCCATCTATTTTCATTTCATCACTTACCGCACCACTTGAACTATTAAACGAATACGCATTTTTTGAAAAAACAATTGTCATTCCCTCATCTGGTATAACAGTACCAGTGGCAATAGCTGGTGCAATATACATAGCTACAACTGCATCTGGTTTTTGAGCGTATTTCGTTAAAAGCTTGTTTATTGATTCCGGCTTATCGAGTGGGTATGCATGTAATGTACATCCACCGTACACACCGTCATAAACTGTGCCATTGGGAGCTTCATCTGCGTCGCTAACAGCAACAAAAACTGCAAGTTTATTTAGCGCAACAGATAAATCTTTGTAATCGTTGAACACATACTCACCTAAATTCACGTTTTCTGGCTCAATGTGAATCCCAATATTATCTGTTACTGTGTGCTCTCTTTCAACAAAGCATTGGTCTAAACTGTAATCAAAAAACCATGTCTGCATTACATCAATTTCAAATTCAATCTGTGAGCATTCGTTGTTTAAATACTCAACAGAAGTGATAAACGCGTAAAACCATTTATTACCATATGATGTGTTTTGAAACATCATATAATTACAGTCATACAAATTATCAGCTTTTATTCCAACCCTAGCATAACCACGCTTAACTCTCTGGTACGTGTAATTATTTAAGTTGTATTTCTGCAAACCCATGAAATAAGTAGCCTGTGCACTGGCGCTTCTAAAATATATGGTATGGTCAAATGTTTTATCTAAAGGAACGTCTTTTAAAATACGAATATTGGTATTAGGCTCGATATACATATATTAACCTCTTTCAAAACTCTAGGGCAAGTTATTAACTCACCCTAGATTGACTATTTACGCTTTATTCATTGTTACAGTATCACCGACATTGTTAGCACTTGAAATGGTTGTAGCGCCCTTATAAGTTTGACCGTTTACCTCTGCCACTAAAGTGATTTCGGTAGCGGCTTTTGAAGCTGGAATAATAACAGCGCCGTATTTCTGAATAGCAATTCCGTTTGTGGTAGTGCTCTCATCCTGTACAAAATGTACACTGTTAGGTTCAAGGCTAGCGCCGTCAGTGTCAGCACTTAATGCAAACACGGTAGCTTCTTCACTGTGGTCTTTGCTGATAATTTCAACTGTTAATTTAGTCGGTAAAGTGATTGTTGGTGTGCTCTGAACGAATACAACAGCGTTCGCAAATGGTGAGTAAGAAACAGTTTTCCATGTGTGGTAGAAATAGTTCCAATACAAACCACTAGCCACATACTTTTCAGTGAACTTGTTATTGTTGTCGTAAACTTGAAACCAATTTTCATCAAGCAATACCGCTTTTACGTCTTTCATCAGATTTAACTCAGCTGCGGTAATTTCTTCAATACCGTCAGAATTTGCTCTGATAACATCAAAACGATCATTGTCAAACTCAGACCAACTGTCAATAAGAAACAGTCTACCCATAAAATCTGCTTTTTCCATGTTGAAAGCTGAAGCAAGAACAGATACATCAAATTCTGCATTGAATGTTGCATCCATGAAAATAACCTGTCTGTCTTTTGGTGTGTTTGTTTTAACACCAGCCTCGTTATAGTTTGATGACATAAACGGTAAAAGATTTGATGTTCCTCTAAATTTAACAGCGGCATCTGTTAAGTAGTTAGCCTGTACAGTAGAAATCGGAAACATTTTTCCGTGGCTTATAGCTTTAATTAATAGATACTTAAACAGCAAAAATTCGTCATATTCAGCTGCTGTGTAAACGGCGTCAACGATTTTTGCAATAAGGCTCTGCACTCCCTCAATTGATAGAAAAGCCTGTCGTAAATCTTCATCTTGTATGGTAACTGGGTAGACAACGCGCCAGTTCATTGTATGGAATACGCTTCTTACGTCTGGAAGTGTTCGCTTAAATTCTCTTTTTGGTGCTTTTTCAACATCAAAATCAACAGCTTTGGCAATTGAAACGAAAATATCTTCCACACTTTCACCAAATTCAAGATATCCTTTTTTCAAAATTGCATATGGATTGTTGAATGTTGCACTCTGCATTCGTACAATTGCAATACGATTTACAAGTGCGTTAATGAACTGATTCGCAAAAGCCGGGGTACCATAAATTACTTCGCCTACTTTTGGAATATCTGTTGTCTTTGTAACTTCTGGCACATTCTGCTGATAATCATAACTAGCATTCTGTCTGATTACGTTAAGAATGTCCATTGTTGTTGCGTTTAATGTGCTAACTGCAACTCTTCTAGGCATATTTAACCCTCCTTAAATAAATCTGAAAATGTTTTTTTCACTTCTGGCTCTGGTTCTGGGTCTGGTTTAGGGTCTGGCTCTGGTTCTTTACTGAAAAAACGATTCGTATAACGTTCTCTCCACGATTTATCATTTTCTTCATATTTTGTTTTCCAGTCCTCACCATCACCATTTGCTTTTGTTTCTAAGTCGGTGAGCGTATCACTAACATCTTCAAGAAATGAAATTGTTTCGTCATCCGTGTTATCTCCTACTCTTGTTTTAATTGCTTCTAAAATTTCATCTTTATTTTTTACAGCCATATTATAACCCCCCCTATTCAACTTTTGTCCACTTGTTTTTATCGAAAATTTCAGATAATCTTAAAGAAAGTGGGTGGTCTGGTGAAATAAGAATATCTCCGTTTTCTGTTACCATAATTTCAAAACCTGTTTCGTGTTTGTACTTTCCTTTTGTAAATAACATTTTATCAACTCCTTTTTTCTTATAAATTGTTTCACATGAAACATTAAAAATATCGAATCATCATATAAAGCGGTAATTTTGTTTTTCTTTTTGATGGGATTCCACCACCCCCACCACCTGCACTAAAATAACGATATAACATTACTGCATTGTTAAAAATTTCTGATTCTGTTAAATAACCATCTTTTGTTATCCAGTTAGTAATATTGGTGTTGTTTGCATTACTTGAAATAAAATTGTAACAAGCGTTTGCACGTTCTACTCGATAGTCCCATGACGAATCGTGTATTCCCTCCCAGCACATATTCCAATAATGCGTTAGACTTTCAATGTCAGTGCTAGTTGACTTTAAAAAATCTTCCAGTGTAGCGTACTCTTGATACCCAGTTTTAGGCATCCACACATTTTCGTGTACGATATACGCGCACTGTCCGTTTCCATCATCGTCAGCATAACCATTTGATTGTAACCATTCATGCAACTGATAAAGTCTACCGTGTGTATCTCCGTCTGTGTTAGTCCATTGACCTAGACCGTACCCTACGTTTAAAGCTGTCCAGTCGTGCGGTTCTTTTTCCCAAACACCTGGGTTTATATTTGATTCTTGCCAGAAATTACCGCACATAGCCGATACTACATAAATACTTGCTCCATATCCAGTTACACCACCATCACCATATCGAAACAAGCGTTGAAATGATGATGTGTATGAGCTTATGCTTACTTGGTCTGCCAGTGGTCTTTTGTCAGTGTGAGCACCCATGAAAACGCCAGAGCCTTGCCCTCCTTGATAACACATTTCTGTGTGTGTTGGGTTTAACCCTATGTCACCAGCTAAATACTCACCAGTTGCGGATACTTCTGTAAATCCTAGTGATAATAGTACTTCTGCCTCATTGTAGGTTGTAAATGCGTTGTTGTTTGGTGCGTAATTAGGGGTTTCAAAACCACCAGCTAACAGAGCATAATTTATAAAAGAACTACAATCATAGTAAGTAATACCACCAATCGTTTGTTGATTCCTATATGTGGTACTATATCCTACGTTTGGAGCGTTGCATGTTTCAATAGCCCACGAATAAGCCTTGTTAATATCTGGCATGTTATCCCTCTACAATATAACAGTTGTACCCTTTATCACTCAATTCTTTTTTCAGCTTTTCTGCATTTTTTCTGATATGGAATGCACCAACTTGTACTTTATAAATTTTCCTAGGATTAGCTACTTCTTCAAATTTGCTTTTCCCATCTGCAATGCAGACACCTATTGCAATTGCTCTACCTAGCTCTTTTTCGTGTTCGTCAATCCATTTTTCTGTAACATCATTGTCGTGAAATTCACATTCAATATAAGCGGTAACGCATTTTGTAGCGTTAATTTCATAAAGATTAGTCGTTGTCTGTATTCCTTTATCTTCTGTTGGGGTAAGTCGCGAAACTTCATTGTAAATACTTCTAACGTATCTATTGTTGATTCGTGTAGGGTAACACAGCATTAAAGTTCCGTGTCCACCACCAGCATTCGTGTGTATAGGAATATGCAAATCTGCATTCCATTCATTACTTTCTTTTACTCTGGCTTTATAGCTGTTTTCTTTAGCTGATGAACCCACCTTAACATCATATCCATTTAATTCTAAATAGGTTCTCGCGTACTCGGCAATCTTTATACAATGAAAAGCTTCAGAATGTTTACCACCAGCTACTATATTTGACCACTGGTCTGACGGTGAAAGATACACTTTCATTTTTAATCACTCCTTATTAATGTCTGAAATGTGAAATAGCTCCATTAGTTTGTCTGGTAAAATGTCTGAATTAATTTTACTGATATTTTCCAGAATTGAAACTAATTCAGTTGTGCATACGTAAAGGATTATAATCGGAAGTATTGATACATCTATATGAAAACCAATATATTTCCCTTGTGTATCAACCAGCCATGCTACAAGGTAGCAAAGTATAAAGCCAACCTTTTTGAATAACCCATCACGTAATTTTGCTGATTTAATGTCTTTTGATTTTACTGCGGAAATAATACCTGTGACTAAATCAAGAGCATTAAAAATCAGTGCAATAATAACAGGGTAAAACTGCATATTTTTTCACTTCCTCTCTTATTCATTTTAATTTATTATAAACTAATTCTTGAAAAATGTCAAGAGGTATGATATAATTTAATAAGGAAAGGAGCAATAAATTTATGAGCAAATACTATGATGGAACTAAACTCTTATCAATGGTTGATATAAATGGAAATAAACCAGAAATATACATGTGTACCACTAATCGTACAGGTGGAAAAACAACCTATTTTGGTAGACTGTGTATTAACAGATTTCTTGATAAAAATGAAAAGTTTGGACTTTTATATAGGTACAATTATGAACTAGACGACATTGTTGATAAATTCTATAAAGATTTAGGTAGTTTATTCTTTCCTAGTTATACTATGACTTCAAAAAGAAGAGCAAAAGGAACGTTTCAAGAGTTGTTTTTGAACGAAAAAAGTTGTGGTTATGCTTTGAGTTTAAACAATGCAGACCAAATCAAAAAATATAGTCACTTATTTTCAGACATTCAGCGAATGATTTTTGACGAATTTCAGAGCGAAACAAATCACTATTGCGATAATGAAACTAAGAAATTTATAAGTATTCACACATCCATAGCTAGAGGACAAGGCGAACAAGTTCGATATGTCCCAGTTTATATGTTAAGTAATCCAGTCAGCATTATAAATCCGTACTATGTTGAAATGGGCATTTCTGGTAGGCTCAAAGACGACACAAAGTTTTTAAGAGGGGACGGCTTTGTACTTGAACAGGGGTATATTGAAAGTGCAAGTATAGAGCAAAAAAATAGCGGATTTAACAGAGCTTTTTCTAAAAATAGTTATACCGCATATAGTAGCGAATGTATTTATCTGAACGATAACAAAGCTTTTGTTGAAAAACCAGTTGGAAAGTCAAAATATCTTTGTACTTTAAGATATAAAGGAAGTGACTTTGCGTTACGCGAATATACTGAAAGCGGTCTTATCTACTGTGACGATAAGACAGATAGTTCTTTTTTAACTAGAATTTCAGTCACGACTGACGACCATAATATAAATTATGTTATGTTGAAACGTAATGATTTCTTTTTATCGAATTTGCGCTATTTCTTTGAGCATGGTTGTTTTCGATTTAAAGATATGCGTTGCAAAGAAGCTGTTCTTTCAGCTCTTAGTTACTAGGTATCTTCTTTTGTTTCCATTATTGAATAAACAGGAGAGCACAGTTGAAAAAATACTGCCTGTTTACTTTTCGGTTTCGCTGACCGCTTTAAATGGTACAAAAGTTATAGATATAAAAATAGCGTGGGTAAAGAAGTTTTTTCTTCTCCCCACGCTATTTTATTGTGCTAACTTATAAATATTATTTCTTTGTGACATTTTTCTGCATAATTTTTTTCATATGTTACACCATTACCTAGCTCACCATTTTCTTTTCTCAAAATATAAATAACATCACACCATTCAATATTTTCATAGCACATTTTTATACAAGTGTCTAAACTCAATTCGTCGTGTCTCTTTACAAACCTAACATCATTTCCCTCTATTGTATTTAATGTACTAGCAATTAATCTTATTTCTCTATGTTGAGTTAAAGAGCCTATTACATATATTTTCATAATCGTTTACCTCATTTCATAAATTCATTTTTTCACTCCACTTTTGTTACTTTTAGTATCTCTTTCTTTTTTATAATGGCATTTTTCACAAGTAAACTCACTATACCCCCATTATATCACCTAAAATTTCTTTTGTTTTACTACAAATAACGTCTTGACCTTTTGAATAAATATAAATACACATCTTATTCACCTCATTTCGTATGTGGTATTCACAAGTAAGACACCTCCACGTATGCGAATCGGTCTTAACTTATCTGGTACTTTTAAACCAACTTTAAAATCACTATAATCTCTAACAATCGGATTGTTGTCTTTATCAAATAAAAATTCTTTTTCTTCATCACTCCAATTTTCATCAACGTCAGCTGTTCCTTGCATTGATAGTTCAAATAAATCTTTACACTTTTTCGGCATACCAGCACATTTAATATTGTTATATTGTTTACTTTCATCTAATGGGATAAGATTTTCGTGTGTAACGTGTTCAATATAAGTTTTCTGCCTTGTAAATATAGCTTTATCCCAACAACTTTCTAATTTCCAACAACAAAATTCTTTGTCGTCTACTTCAATTCCTTTTATTTCTTGCGGTAATAAATCACAATGTATACTGTCTGTATCTGCATATATAAACCCCCTTTTTTCTACTCCATAATAATTTTTCTGTGCAGCTCTTATTGTAAAATTTCTTGAATATGATGTGATAGCAGATCCTATAGCAATATAACCTGGCTTCTTTTTGTTTTCTACTACTTGCATAAATCCTATAGATTTATCGTCTTTCACGTATGCTATCTTAAAAGAAGAATCGGTACTACTTGCCATTTTCCCATATAGGTTATTCAAAAATAGCTTTGCTAACTCTCGTAACGCACCTTTACTTTCCTTTTTTATTTTAGCGTATTTGTTGATGTATTCGTCAAAAATACCAACCATAGAATAAAAGTAACAGCCATCAATAATTTCAAAATCAACTAACTCATAGTGCTCTTTTATTAGTTGATAATCTGTCATGGTTAAAGTTAGTTCAACTTTAGCCTGTTGTATATTTCCGTTTTTATCTATGTAATACGGAAACTTTTGACCGTTTTCATGATTATATACGTCACTATCTTCTAGTGATTCTGTTCCTTTATATTTTAAATCCCCCTTTACTTGAATAAACGGCAAATAGTTGTCTTTTATGTAAAACCTTGTTTTTATTCTTACAAAGTAATACATATTTTCTTTTAGCGCTTCTTCTGGAATAAAATTTCCAGTCCAAAATTTTGGTAAACCTATAGGATATTTATTTCCGCTTTTACTACTCATCATAGATGGGTAAAGAGAATTTACATCAGCCGTTGTCCCATTCGTTTTTATTTTATTTTCTTTTCCTTTTACTAAATAGCACCAGCCCCCCCTATATGATTTCCGTAACCAATCACCGGCATTATCATATTTGTGTTCTTGTTTATCAATTTTAAAATCATATAGATTAGGAAACATTTCGGCGTAATCTAATTGAATTTCTAAAGATGACCGACATATTTTTTTATATTCTTCCAAACAACATGAACCTATGGTTAATTTATTATGCCCTTGTTTAAACATAATTTCTAGTGCTTCTTTCACGACAAGAACATCATTCGCTATATACTCTTGTTCTTCTTTTGTTATATCACAGCCAGCATACCGAAAACCTGTATATTCCATATCTAATTTTTTATGCTTTGTACCAAAACTTTCACCTATTCTTTTAACGGAAAAAGGTAAAAGTTTAAGAGAATCACGTATTTCTATAAAATGGTTTTTTACTTTTACTATGATAGAATACCACATTCCTCTATCAGATATGGAGTATTTAAAGGTGTTATTAAACATTTTAAATTGCTGTTTCCATTTTACGTCAGTTTCTTTATCTCCAATTTTATCGTATGCCTGTGTAAATTTTTTATCAACTAATAAATATGATAACCAAAAAGCCCCATCAAATTTTAGGTTGTGATAATATACAACAACGTTGCAATTTAATGACACTAAATAATCAAAAGTTTCAGCTATACTATGTAGAATTGTTACTTTATCACTGAATAGTTCTACAAGCGCACTAGCCCACACTTCTGTGTTTACTTGCCCTTTGTACACAGTTGTTTCAAAATCACCCATAAAATAACGATATTCACGTTGTTTCATTCTGGTTGTTCAAAATCCTCATTATATTCTGATTCTAAATCTAAATCTTGTAACTGTGAGGGCGTTAAAGTATTACCTGTTAATATTTCCATAAATAATCTAGTTGCTGACTGTATTGCTTCTGCTTTACTGTCCCATAATACTATAGTTAATAATTCTGATAGTTTATCGGCATTTGCTTGTAATCTATTTCCAATTTCTTCTTCACCAAAAAACGCTATTTGCTGATTAATTAAAGTTAATAATACGCTTTGTGATCGTATAGTTTCTTGTAGTGCTACAGGTCTACGCCTTTTTCTTCCTACCCAACTTGTATCTATTTGTAACCTACTAACAAAATCATCAATTGTGTTTCTTAATGATTCATTTCCCTCTACAGGGAGTTGACCTCGATTTTTTTCTGCGTCCTCTTTAGTCCAATTCCGCCTGTCTTTTTGCCTTTGTTTTCTAGTCTTAACTGCTTTTCTAGCACTTTGTTTTCTTTCTTCTTTTCGTCTTTTCTGTGCTTCTTCAATTTCACCGGTTGATTCTTCCAGATATAAAGATTTTTTGTATAACTTTTCTGGTGTTAATTTCTCTAATTTTCTTACGCTTGCTTTTGTTACTTTTTTAGGCTTTTGTGGTATTATATCTTCTTCAAATACAAAACCACGCTTTTCTGCTCTACGAATAAATTGCTTGATTCTTTTTAATTGTTTTGAGTATAACTTTTCTGCTTCTGTTTGTTTCCGTTTCTTTGCCATAATTTCACCCCTTTAATAAAATAAGGGGGGTTGCCCCCCCTGTTAAAATCAACTTTATCTGATTGATTCTACATCAAGAACACAGTTGATAAAATCTCTACCCGCTTTTGTTTTACCACTAATTTTGATAACTGTAAATGGTGTGGTTTCCATTACACCATGAATATCACTGATTGAACGTTTGAAAGTTGCTGACTGACAGCTGTAAACTTTTTTCTCTGGTGTGATAATGCTCAACACCTCTACAACTTCACCTGTTTTTTCTTTTACGTCATCAAATGTGAGATAACCGTCAACTGTGATTTTTTCACCGTCTGCTACATCTTTCATTGAAGTAATATCGGGGGATGTTGTCATAAGATACTTTTCAACTGGTGTAAACTCTCTTGATGTTGCTTTAATTGTAATCATAGTTTTATTCTCCTTTTATTAGTTATTTTCTGTTTCTGTTTCGATGAATAGGTCTTCTGTTTTTCCTGTTCTATCTAACAGAGGGCGTGCGAGTTCAACAAATTCCTGTTCTGTCATTCCGTAAAGCGTTTCCTCTGTTTCAGTATCTACAACATGTACTACTTTCAATGATTCAGTTTCCAAAAGAGGCTTTACCTTTTTCAGAATTGTTTCCTCGTCTTTGTAAGTACGTGGAATTGTAACAACCTTGTTACATGGTTCTGCATGTTCAATGTCCAAACAAAGAACGTTGACTTTTGTTGTTGTGATGGTACGTGTTACCATTGGTAATCTTGCCATAGCTTTTTTCTCCTTTTTTCTTTAATTTTTGTATTTTTATGCAACTACCCTCTTATGAGAGTAATGAATAGGGCGGGAATCGAACCCACGATAACCGGTGTCCTCGACCTCAGCGTAATTTTACACTGCATGGAAATATCGACAGCTGATATTAACGGCGCATTACCTCTTTGCTACCTATTCATGGGGTAGAGGTGGGCGGATTGAATACCGCCACACCTGTGGCAAATGTAACTTGTTATTCCTCATTACTTTTTTATAGTAACATATTTTGTAGCAAATGTCAATACTTTATTTTTTATTATTTAAAATAAAAGTGTTCGGATAAGATATAATCTCTGTAGCCCTTTATAATATCTTTTGTAACCTGTTCGGCAGTTAAGCCGTGTGAAATGTGATTCGATATTTCCGATATTGTGAAATGGTATGTGTAAATGCCTAAGGGTTGAATATCAGCAATCAAAACGTCATTATCCACCCAACAATTTGAATAGCCTTTAATTTTTTTATGTAATGCTTTTCTAACCTTATTTGCAAAAAATGCTGTCATTGTTTTTTCTCCTTTAGCTTTCATTGTTTTTTCTCCTTTTCTGGTACACACGTTAATTTTTAACAATGGGGTAAAGTACTATTTCTTTTGTAGCTTGTTTATCATTATCAATTACATCATATGACACAATGTCAGTAAAAGTAACATTTTCATACATACGATTTATTTTTTCTAATAATTCTATTATTTTGGGACTATCTTTAGACTCACATGCAAACTCTTTAAATATTTCATGTTGTAAAAACACTTTCACCTAAAAAGACTAAACCTCTTGCTTTAAATAACGTAATCATACTTTTTTCTCCTTTTCTGGTACACACGTTAATTTTTTAACAATGTTTTAATTTTTTCAAAAACTAAATTCATTATCGGGACATTCTATATGACAAAATTCATAAAATGTATCAAATTCCATTGTTAGCAGAATATTAACAGTTTCGCGTGAAACAAGCTTTACATCATAACCTCCTGTGGTATTTTTAACTTGACATAATAAATCAGTGTCGGATGGTATCTCCTGTGAATCGTAGGTGAATTGATGAATGTCTCCATCAACAAAAACTGTAAAAAATGTGCGCTTTGCTTTTACTTTTATCATGTTTTTTCTCCTTTTCTGAAATTATTTATACCCTTTTAGGGTAGTGCGTGGAGTGTAATCTAACCACCCTACACCCTCACGCGTATAGTTTTAAGCCCTTTCTAATTCTTTCCATTGATGGCATTTTGGACAATAAACACAGTCTGTAAATGGGCGTTTATCTACCTGTGTAAATTCCAAACCGTTTACGTTTACAACTAAACGTTTAATATATGGGTTATATTCCCTGGCTTCAAATAAAGCATATGTTATACCCTTAAACGTTATAGAATCAATTTCACGATAATTTTCTAATAAAAATGATAGTGTCATATTGCACTCCTTTCAATGTGTTTCACGTGAAAACTTAGTAATCTTTTTTGTAAGCAATTACTTCTTTAATGTCTTGTGCAGTATAAATTGCAACCGGCGACTCTAAACAACTGTCGCTCTTTTTATAGATTTCATAAATATCATTTTCGAAATCATACGCAAGTGTCAACAATAATGTTCTATACGGTATTCCATTGATAAATACTATTGGATGTTGCTCCCATGCGTCAAACATTATATCGTGTAAGCTCTTTTTTGGGTCTACCTCATAAATTTTAACCATATTTTTTCTCCTTTTCAGTTTAACTTGTTTCTTTCCTTTTGACAATTATAGTATAACATATACGCAATCATATGTCAACAGTATTTACATTAAATATTTCACATATTTTCACTAGATAAAGTACACTATTTTCTACTTGACAGGTACGAGAATATATGTTATAATGGGGAAATGAGGTACGCCGTTGAGTTGAATGGGGTCCAA